TTCGCCCGTCACCGCCCCTGTTACATAATCGTCGTTTGCAAAAGAGTTTGTGAAAGCCTGTGTAAAATCACCAGTTCCATTATCTGTAAGCCCACTTATATTGAAGCTGTCACGACTTGAGCCAGCAGACCTGTCAACATTTGTCCACGCCTTTGCACTACCCTGTGCAACAGTAGACGTAGTTACGCTGTTGTTCCCGCTCGCATCCTTTAGGGTGTTTACTCGGAGTTCACTAGCCACTATGCGAGGTCTCCATTGATTGTGCCAGATTTATTGGCTATGTCTGCCAGAGTACCACCATCTTGACGAGAATCTAATCTTACACTTCCTGTTGCTGGCGAATTAAAAGCAGCGTTATATTGATTTTCTGCATGACTAGCTTGTGTCGCATAATTAGCATTAGACATAACATTGGTGTAATTTATCGTATGTAAGCCTGTTCCATTATCTGTAACACTTCCAGTATTGAACGAATCTAGTAACGAGTTTGCAGTTCCATCAACTGCGGCCCATGCTTTTACCAGCCCCTGCTGCAAATTCGTTGTGGTCGAGTTGCCCTCGCCGGTAATCGCAATAGACCCAGCCGTGGCTACCCCTGTGATTGTATCGACTTTGAGTATGCTTGCCATTATGCGAGGTCTCCGTTAAAGGATACGCTTAGTTCTTGTCTGTCTGTATCTGCAACGCTAGAATTAGCGACGTTAAAATCTGTATCTATTGTCGTTATACCGTCAACACTCGACGGGTTTCTCGTGTTGAAATAGCTGTAATAACTAGCCATTCCGGCAGGGCAGGGTTTGGTACTAAACGTATTAGTAAAATTAGAAGTAAATTGTCCTGTTGCGTTATCAGATATAGAGGACGTTGAAAAACTACTGTCTATGACATTACTATTTTGGTCATAAACAAACCAAGTTTTTGCGGCGTTTTGCTTCGTAAACGCAACCGGCCCCGTACCCGCCTTGTCAGCAATCGTGTCTACATTTAGAACGCTGGTCATACGATGCTCCAATACCCGTTAACAGTGACGGTGGCACTCTGCGTGATCGGCCCAGCCGATACACCGTTCTCGTCGCTGTCAATGGTGATGTCTGCGCTGATGGTCTGACCGTTAAGACGGATGATGGAGTTGTTGCCCTTGAAAGGGTAGCGCGTGTCGGACTCGGACTTGGTGTAGCTGTCGGCAACAGAAAACACATCGTACACAACCATCTCAACAACGTCGTTTAGTGACGCCGCTGTGACCAGCACCACCGTCGTGCCTGTTGTAGCAGTGTAGTCCGTGCCGGGCTTCAGCAGCACACCGTTCTGGTAAACATCCATGTACAGGCTGTCAGAGTATGACAGAACCAGTGAGTCGGAGTCAGATCCGCTAAAGCTCGTTTGCCCCGCAGTCGCTTGGTATACGAAGCGGTTGCGAACACCGAACTCTGGAGATTTACCGATGTATGGCATTAGTCAGCATCCTCTATGGTTAGGGTGCCAGCAGCTACTTGACGTTGTATCTCAGCGTATTCTTTATTAGCTGAGTCAAGGGGTATAATACTTGTTACATCGTCAATAACGGCTTTGATGCAAATATTTTCACCCTCTTTTGCAACGTACTGTGCAGATGTAATATTCATTTCGTTCATACCTATAACTCCGCATCAAATTGCACTTTGCTAGTGGAATTCATCAGTCTGATATATCCAGAGTCACCCCTAGTTCCGCTCACACCAGAAGTGACATATACGTTTACTCTTTGCCCATCAAAAAATTGTTGCGCTGTCCATGTATCAAAGGCGTCACTGAAATTCGTCAGTTGAAAATCACCACTGTTATTAGACGAAGTAAACGTGGGTGTTGCTCTCATCGTTTGAGGAAAATTAACTAAACAATCTATTTCAGTAGCACTAAAGTAAAACCCTTGCCCAACTAGCTGAGACGTTCCTGCAACCTGCCAGTAATACCTCTGACACAGAGCCAGTTCCTCGCCAAAGCTGCGGTGTTCAAAGTCGGATGCGTTCTCGCCGACTTCAAGTTGTATTCCGGTAATAAAAAATGTGGCACTTGAAGTGTTAGTCCAACTTTGTGCATAGTCACCCGCTATGTCGCTGCCACTGTATGCTATCCACGCATCATCTGTATGACCTGACGTTGTAAAATCAGTTCCATAATGAGGAACCACAAAAAGGTCTAAGCCTTGTCCGTTGTCGTTATTAAAAACTAAATTAGAATTACCGGGAACCGTGCAAGTTATTTTTTTCCAAGTATCTGCTACCAAAGTAAAGTCTTTGGAGTAAAGGTACTGTGTACCATCGTTGGTCCTAAGAAATGTAGTGTATGTACCAGCTAAACTAGATTTAGCCCAAAATTGAAAGGTTATACTGCTTGAAGTTGAGGTATAGTTCCAACCGGAGCCAGCAACATTTTGTGACTCTATAATTTGAAATACTTGAGTATACGCACTGGTTGCACTAGAAGTGGAGGTGTTTGTAAGTTTTAGTGCCGTGCGAAAACCCTCTGAATACGGGCTATCACTTGAACTAAGACTTTCTTGAGAATGTGTAACACTAACTCCAGAGTATTGAATCTTATACCTATCCAGACTTCCGTATCCGCTAGTCGTGCTTGACGTACCCCGCTGGGCAACTTGCATGGCTCCGTTGATGATAAGATTTCTCCTACCAGTATTGAAGCCCATACCTTGTGGTCTTACTGTTGTCAGAGCCATGCTAGTTATCCTTATGCGTAGGGAGAGTCGCCAAGTACGCTTGTATCCCAAGCTGCCTTCAGCTTTGCAATCGTGTCTGCGTCTGTGATTGCCTTTGCCGCCGGTGCGTCACGCAGTGCCTTCTTCTTGTTTACAGAAGCGGTCTTGGCAGACGCATCGTCAGCCTCCAGCGCCTTCATATATGCGACATCCTCTGCCTCAAGCAGCGGCGCACGCTTTTCACGAATCTTGTCCTTGAAGATCTCCTTGGCTTTTGCCATGTCCTCGCTGATGACGCTGCCACTCAGGGACCATGCACCGCGAAAGTGACGATCAGAAGGAACGGTGGCCGTGGAAGCGTCAATCTGGTTCCCGTCCTTGTCTACGATGTAAGTTGTCGGCATTTTCTGCTCCTCTAAGCTGCCAGTTCATCGGAGATGCGCCATGCGTTTCTCCACTCTCTTGTAGCTGGTAATTGATCCTTACGGCATATTACCATCTTTGGGCGGTTGCCCTCGTCTCACGACTGCCATACAGATTGTGGTACGTCCTTTTGGATGAGGTATTCGATGGCCTCTTCTTCAGTCATCGGCCCCATCGGTTCTGTTTTGTGCAGCAAGTAACCGCGTGTGTGTTTCTTAAAGTCGGGCTGTGCCTCGTCCTTCGCCAGTTCCCAGTATACCCATACCGGCGGCAATATCCCACCTTGCAGCGCACACGCCATCCAGTTGGGGTCAGGCACCAGTATCTTGGCGCACTCGTCTAAGCTGTCCTCGTACACGACACGGTAGTCTGATTGCACACCATCAAGGTTCTCTTTGGCCCAGCAGAGCCTGTCCCATAGATGTGTGCCGGTAAAGTCAGGGGTCACTGTCATGCGAGGTCTCCAAAGATTTGTACGCTAGTCCTATCTTCTGCATTAAATGTGCGAGTGCCGTCCGTATTTGAAACATAAAATGTACAAATTCTGTACTGGGATGCTGTGGGGTCTGCTCCGGCAGCGTCCTTATCAGCCACATGGAAATCACTACAAAGACCAGACATGCTGTAAAGGCCGTTTGACATGCTGTTAGTTATCGCAACAGTAGTGTCTCCGGTACCCTCATCAGTTACACTGCTGGTATTAAAACTGTTATCTACAGAGGTTGTTGAAACTACAGAGTCATACAGCACCCACTGTTTTGCCGCACCATTAACAACGTAATTCGTAGCCAGCGAACCCGCAGTCGAGTGCGTCAGGGTATCTGCTTTGAGTGTACCGAAGCTAGCCATTATGCGAGGTCTCCGTGACTTGTAGTGTATACGCCTTCTAGGTCTTGGCCGTTTACAGCGATAGTGTGACCTGTTGTAGCTACATTAAACAGCGCATAAGCCATATAATTTGCGTTTTCAAAACCCGAAGATTGAGGCGCATGACCTGTATTGTTCATGTTATTTGTATAACTGTATCCCGTGTTACCGACTGCACCATCGGAAATGCTTGAGATATTGAAGCTGTCTGCTATGTCGTGAGTGCTGTTTTGTTCATTGTTGCACCACAGTTTACACAGCCCCTGCTGCAAGTTTGTGGTCGTGGAGTTGCCTTCACCCACAACAGAGATAGAACCCCCAGTTGTCTTGCCTGTCAGCTTGTCAGTCTTGATGCCACCATTGTCTGTGACCAGAGCCGCATTGTCAGACAGGTCATTGATGTTTGTTACCTGAATCG